AATTAAAGATAAGTAATGATGAGTTTACAACTAAAACATCAGACTTTGACAAAACTATTGCAGATTTAACAGGTAAAGTTTCTTCATATGAATTAGCATCATTAAAAGCTAAAATCGCTCATCAGAAAGGTATTCCGTATGAATTAGCTGGAAGACTAACTGGCGATGATGAAGCTACATTAATTCAAGATGCAGATTCACTATCAAAATTAATTGACAAGAAACAACCTCTACCTCCACTGAAATCAACTGAAACAAATGTTGATAGTGAAGATGCGAGTTACAAAACACTATTATCTAATTTAAAAGGAGAATGATAAAAATGACATTATCAAAAGGAAGTTTATTCGATGCAAAATTGGTTACAGACTTAGTAAATAAAGTTAAAGGTAAAAGTTCATTAGCAGTTATGTCTAATCAGACACCGATTCCCTTCAATGGATCCAAAGAATTTACATTTACAATGGATTCTGAAATTGATGTTGTAGCAGAAAATGGAGCTAAAAGCCATGGTGGAGTTACCATCGAACCACAAACAATAGTACCTCTTAAAGTTGAATATGGAGCAAGAGTTTCAGATGAATTTATGTATGGAAGCGAAGAAGCTCAAGTTGAGATTCTAAAAGCATTTAACGATGGGTTCGCTCGTAAAGTTGCTAGAGGTCTTGACCTTATGGCTTTTCATGGCATAAATCCAAGAAGTGGGGCTGCTTCAACTGTAATTGGGGCTAATCACTTTGATTCTAAGGTGTCACAAACAGTTGTTTATGATGCTGCTAATCCAGATTCGAATATTGATGCAGGTGTAGCGCTTGTTCAAGGTTCTGGTGGAGTTGTTTCAGGCTTGATTATGTCTCCTCTCTTATCTTCAGCTTTAGCAGCAATGAGAACTGGCGATACTAATAATGTTAGACTATTTCCTGAACTAGCTTGGGGAGCAAATCCTGGTGCATTAAACGGATTAAAAACAGATATCAACGATACTGTTAATAATGCAACCGTTAAAGACAGAGCTATCCTTGGAGATTTTGAGAACAACTTTAAATGGGGATACGCTAAAGAAGTACCTCTAGATATTATTGAATATGGTGACCCTGACAATTCAGGTCAAGACCTTAAAGGATATAACCAAATTTACATCAGAGCAGAATTGTATCTTGGATGGGGAATTATGGATGCTACAAGTTTTGCAAGAGTTGTAGATACAAGCATATAGGAGGTAAACAATGAGATATAAAAACATAAAAACAGGGGCTATCGTTGATAGTCCTTGCTTAATTTCAGGCGGAGACTGGGTAGATATGGAAAAACTTGAAGATGAAGAACTTGAAGATAAAGATGTTGAAGATAAAGATGAAAACTTTAATAAAATTACTGCGAAAGAAATAAAGCAAGAGTTGGATAATTTTGAAATTGAATATGATTCAAAGTCAAATAAAAAGGAACTCTATGATCTAATGATACAAGGACGGTGATCAATATGGCGGATTTCGCCACAGTGCAAGATGTAATAGATTTATGGCGTGAGCTTAATCCTGATGAAGTAGATAGAGCTACTGCATTAATACCAATTATTTCAGATAACCTAAGAGTGGAAGCTAAAAGAGTAGGTAAAGACCTTGATAGTATGTCATTGGATTTACCTTATGCAAATGTTTTAAAATCTGTAGTAGTGGATGTGATAGCAAGAACTCTTATGACTTCAACTAATCAAGAACCTATGATTCAAAGTGCTGAGTCCGCTTTAGGATATAGTCAATCGGGTACTTTTTTAGTACCAGGTGGTGGACTATTCATCAAAAATACGGAACTCACAAAACTTGGACTAAAAAGGCAAAGATATGGCACCATGGATCCGTTTGGGGTGGCTGATACTTTGGCTTTGCTGGAGGAGACTGATAATTATGCTTAGAGGAATCACAGTAACATTAGTCACTAAGCAAGAAACAGGATTAGACCCTTTTGGTAATCCAGTTTATGGAGAAATAGAAATTGAAATTGACAATGTTCTTGTTACTCCAACGTTGACCGATGACATTACAAGCAACCTAGAATTGGAGGGTAAGAAAGCCGTTTATACCCTTGCCATTCCTAAAGGGGATACAAACGTATGGGAGAACAAAGAAGTAAGGTTTTTCAGCGAGAAGTGGCGTACGTTTGGTATACCTACACAAGGTATAGAACATCTAATCCCTCTCGACTGGAATAAAAAGGTTATGGTGGAACGATATGAGTAAAGATAAGTTTGAATTAAATAGTGCAGGAGTTAGAGATTTGCTGAAATCAAGCGAAATGCAAGCACTATTGACAGAAAAAGCATCGGCAATAAAAAACAGATGCGGCGATGGCTATGAACAGGATATTTACGTTGGTAAAAATAGAGCTAACGCTATGGTATGGGCAGAAACTTATAAAGCACGCAAAGAAAATTCAAAAAATAATACTATATTGAAGGCGATAAAATGATAGAAATAATGGTAAAAACTAAATTAAAAGAAGCACTTAATGTACTAGTATTTTTAGAACAACCTACAAACAAGCCTGATAAATATTTATTAATTGAAAGAAAAGGTATGGGAGAGGAGAATCATTTAGGTGGTTCTCTTTTTATGTTTCAAAGTTATGCTAAGTCAATGTACGAAGCAGCAGCTTTGAATGAGTTAGTTAAACAAGCAGTTAAGGATCTTATAATATTAGATGAAATTGTAAGCATAAGTCTTAATACAGATTATGTGTTTACTGATTTAACAAGTAAAAAGTATAGATATCAAGCAGTATTCGATATTAAACACTATTAAAGGAGGTCAAGATATGACAAGCACACAAAATGTAACATATGGTAAGCCTAAAGTCGGCGGCGCTATATATTCAGCTCCATTGGATACAGTTTTACCTACTGATGCTACATCAGAATTAGGTGTAGGCTTTTTAAGCTTAGGATATATATCAGAAGATGGTTTAGTAAATAAAAATAGCCCTGAAAGTGAAAATATAAAAGCTTGGGGAGGAGATACTGTATTAACAGTACAAACGGGAAAAGAAGATAGTTTCTCATATAAGCTTATAGAAGCAACAAATATTAATGTTTTAAAAGAAGTTTATGGAGATGATAATGTAACAGGTGATTTAGATACAGGTATCACAATTAAAGCTAATTCTACTCCATTAGAAGCTCATGTAATAGTAGTTGATATGATTCTAAAAAATAGCTTAAAAAGAGTAGTAATTCCTGCTGCTACAGTCTCGGAAATTGGAGAAATAACGTACCAAGATAGCGATGCTATAGGTTATGAGACTACCATAATAGGCGTTCCAGATGCAATTGCTAATACTCATTATGAATATATAGTGAAGAAAGCTTAGGTGTAAATATGTTAAAGGGAAAAACAAAAACAGGATTTGAATTTGAAATAGATGATGCAGTATTAAACGATTATGAGTTATTAGAGTTATTCGCCGATGTAGATGAAAACCCTTTATTAGTACCTAAGTTAGTTAAAATTATATTAGGTGAAAAGCAAAAGAATAAACTAATAGAGCATGTCAGAGGTGAAAATGGAATAGCATCAGCAGACAAAGTGGCTAAGGAAATTGAGGACATATTGAAAAGTAGTGCAGAAACAAAAAACTAATAATCCTTGCTAGGTTAATTTCTAAATACGAAAACTTGATTATTTGTGACTTAGCTGAAACCTATAATATTTATGATTATAAACGGTTACCTCTCCAAAAGGTAGCCGTTTTTATTTTAGGATTAAGAGATAGCTCAAGACTAAAAATGGCTATAGCAGGTCAACCATACACTGTAGATACGATATTGTTATCTGGTATATTCGATAAGTTAAGCTTTCTTGCTTGGACTAAGACCCAAGATGCTCAAAAAGGTATTAATCAACCTAAGTCAATTATGGCAATGTTTATAAGTGTAGAGAAAGAAACTACAGCTTTTGAATCTGGTGAGGATTTTATGAGAGAAAGACAAAGAATTTTAGAAGAAAAGCAAGGTGGTGAATAAATGGCTACAGAACTAGGGAAAGCATATGTCCAGATAGTACCATCTGCAAAAGGTATAAGCGGTAGTATAACAAAAGAATTACAAGGCGAAAGTGAATCAGCGGGTAAGAGTTCAGGATCACTTATTGCTTCAACTATGAAAAAAGTATTTGCAGCAGCCGCAATAGGTAAAGCATTAGTAAGCACTATTCAAGCAGGCGGAGAGTTACAACAATCATTAGGAGGCATTGAAACACTTTTTAAAGAGAATGCTGATACAGTCAAGAAATATGCACAAGAAGCTTATAAGACAACAGGGCTTGGAGCTAATGAATATATGGAAAGTGTAACAGGGTTTAGTGCTTCATTACTCCAATCATTAGGTGGAGACACAGCAAAGGCAGCTGAAATATCCAACATGGCAATGGTTGATATGGCGGATAACTCAAATAAAATGGGTTCTTCTATGGATTCTATCCAAAATGCTTATGGAGGATTTGCAAAGCAAAACTATACTATGTTGGATAACCTTAAATTAGGTTATGGCGGAACTAAAACAGAGATGGAAAGGCTCTTAGCAGATGCTACTAAATTCTCAGGTGTTGATTATAACATTGAGAATTTAAACGATGTATATGAAGCGATACACGTTATACAGGGAGAAATGGAAATCACAGGAACGACAGCACTAGAAGCAGAGCAAACAATAGCGGGTTCATTTTCATCAATGAAAGCAGCTTTCCAAAATACTTTAGGGAGTTTAGCATTAGGAGAAAACATAGGTCCATCGCTAGAAGGACTAGCACAATCAGTATCAACATTCTTGTTTGGAAACTTATTTCCTATGATTGGAACTATTTTAGCTTCATTACCATCAGCTTTAATGGTTTTTATACAAGCTATGGTTCCGGCTATTATAGAAATGGGTGGCAAACTACTAACAAGCCTTACTGAAGGAGTTGGGAATGGCTTTCCAGATATGCTTAGTAAGATAAATGAACTAATACAGAACATAGGAGCATGGATTCAAGAATCATTCCCACAATTTTTACAAAATGGGGTAGATGCAATATTAAATTTAGCTAACGGGATAATGAACTCAGCACCAACTGTATTAACTAATATAGGGAATATACTAACTAGTGTTTTTAGTGCGTTACTAGCTGCTTTACCTACAATATTAGAAAATGGTTTTAAATTAATTGCTGGACTAGCTAAAGGAATATTAAATAATTTACCCGCAGTTATGGCTTCGATAATACAAATACTAAAGAATCTATTAAGTAAAATAATAGAACATCTTCCAGAATTATTGAAAACTGGAGTTAAATTGATAGTGGAATTAGCAGCAGGATTAGTTCAGGCTATCCCAAAAGTAGTGGGTAAAATTCCACAGATTATAAGTGCTATTGTCAAGGCTATCACAGGTTTAGTTGGTGAATTAATTGGAGCTGGTAAGGATTTGATGTTAGGATTTGCTAGAGGTATCGGTGACTCAATAGGAGCTGTGGTTGAAAAAGCTAAAGAAGCAGCAAGAAGAGTAGTAAATGCTGTGAAAGGTGCGTTTAGAATCAACTCTCCTTCTAGAGTATTTATGGAAATTGGGGAATATCTTAATTTAGGGTTAGCAAAAGGTATTGAGGATAATATAAATCCTGTCACTCAAGCTATGGATAGCCTAGAATCTGAAACAACTAGAGATTTATCAAACAATATGGCAAAAATCGGTTCATCCTATAAATCTTCAGCTAACGGAGCTATAGGGAATAACTCAGTCAACCATACTGGAACAA